AATGCATATGCTGGAATTCAATCTCTTAGAAAGGATAAGTTAAAGAAGGCAGAGATGCTGGTGTCAGGTGCATACATTCAGTTTGCATATACCAGAGGGGATGATCCTAAATATGCAGAGACTCTTCTTAATAAGGAGTTGTCTACAGGATACATAGTAGAAAATCCTGAAACAGATCAAGTGTTTTTATCTGCACTCAAGAAGGCTAATAGGATGGGGCGTAATCTCTTGGATAAGTACTCCAAGGCTGGTGATATGCTGGAGAATGCAAACAGGGCTAAACTATTTAATAAACTACTGGCAGAGGGGAAGACTCAGACTGAAGCAGCCTTTGAATCAAGAGACATAATGGACTTCACTCTTCATGGGGGTGCTGATTGGGTTAAGCTCATAACTTCGCTTACCCCCTTCGCAAATGCCATGTTACAAGGTAAGTATAAGGTAGGTAGAGCAATAATAAATAATCCAAAACCAGCCGCAATAGTAGCAGGAATGGTAGTGTCTGCTTCCTTGTTTGAAGCTATGTACTTTGAAGATGATGAGGAGTGGCAGAATAGACCTGAATGGGATAAGGATTCTTTTTGGGAGGTTAAGTTCCCCGGCACTGATACTAGATTTAAAATACCTAAGCCGCATGAGTTTGCTCTTGTTGGGAATATGGCATGGAGGGCACTTGATATGGCGAGGGGGAATGATCCCGATTATGGTGGGGCGTTGGTGAGTGGGATAAAGACTTTAGTATCTAGGGAGTTTGGTATTGTCCCGTTACCACAAATAGTTAAGCCTTTGATAGAGATTGCTATGAATAGGAATATATTTTTCGATAGAGATATAGAACCTATGGGTAGTAGGATGTTGTCACCAAGTAAAAGGTATGGTCAGTACACATCGGAGACAGCTATACTTGCATCACAATTACTTGAGCACATTCCTGTAGATACACTGAAGCTTTCGCCTTACCAACTTGAGCATTTAATTAATGGTTACTTTGGTTGGATTGGGAAAGAAGTTTTATCTCTTGCTGATTTTGTAACAAGAAGTACTGGAGACTTTCCTGAGAGACCAGCTCGTGAACTTACTGATCATTATATGGCAAGAAGAGTGTTCAAGACTTCACCTCTTAGAAATATCAGAGCAGGTACTATATTCTATGAAAGATTAAAAGAGTTGGAACAAGCTGTACAAGATGCAAATCTTGCCAGAAAGCTTGGGCATATGGAGGAGTATCGTGATATCTATGAGGAGAAAGGTAGCCTGTTAAAGTTTAAGGCATTCTTAAGAAAGAAAGGGAGGATGGTTAATGATTTCAATGCCCGTATTAAAAGAATAAGATTTGATTTGAGGATGGGTGCTGATGAAAAGGCTGTTAGGATTGATAGATTATATCAGTTGAGGAACGAACTCCTTAGTAGAATAACAAAGAGCAGACCCTTCCAGCTCTCTGCTTTACGTTGATTTTTTATTCTCAGATCGTTCTGTGTAGGAAGGAATGAGGGCAACAGGTACTCAGGTATACCCTCATTGGGTGGGGTGGCAAGCAACCGCAACATTAAGATTGTCTACACTCTTTAGATGTTTCACAGTGAATATACGTAAGATGACCCTATCCAGCCCTATCATACATACAACTTCATTTGTACGCTTGGTAGAATAGTCTGGCGAAGACACGTATCTATTAAACGTGAGGGCCTACTGCTTCGTCTGCTTGCCTGAAATTTAATCCGACTTAATAAAGATATGAGGCTTGTAAGTATATGGATCAGTAAGATGTACTTCATCAATCTCTCCTTCTCTTCTTTTTCTGTCTTCAATTTCTTTTGCGATCTTTATCTTCTCTTCTTGCTTGTCTTGCTGCGCTTCCATGCGTTTTGCAGTCTTCCACCATGAGACACAAGCATCAGTTAATAGTCTTGATACTACAACGCCTTCCTCTTTAGCCTTCTTCTTGTACTCTTCAAGAATTTCAGCAGGTAGGCGTATGGTTACTGGTTGAGTCCCCTTAGGAGAAAGGAATGTCATCATTTACCGGTTGAGATTTAGGTTTAGGTGTAGTGATAATTTTTTCTGCCTTTATATATGCAGACTTTTCTCCACCTTCTTCTTTAGGATCAAAGTAATCGAGGACACCCTCAATCATTACATTCTCTCCCTTGATACACTTCGCAAGTTTCTCTGCGGCATATCCATATGCCATAACTCTATGCCACTGAGTTTTCTCCATCCACTCATCTGTTTTCTTATCTTTCCATGAATTGCTGGTTGCGATACTTGCATGTGTCCAACTGCCATCGTCTGCTGCTTTAGGTGCATTACCTAAATTACCTGAAACAATTATTCTATTAAAATTTGCCATTGTATTCCTTATATTTGTCGTTGTGTATTAAGTAGCCGTCCAATATTAGTATCCAAGACAGATGCTATTTGGAACAGCCTGATTAATGTAGGGTCTGCTCGTCCAGTTCTCCAGTTATAAACACTCATCCTAGTAACACTTAGTTCCTTAGCAAATGCTGTACTGGTGATATCTAGTTCATGCATTACATCCCTTAAGTTTCTGGGGAAACTTTCTATGCTATATGACCCTACTACCATAATATTTTTCTTTCTTTTTAAATAAATAAATAAATAAATAATAAATAATAATTATTATTATATCATTATTTTTATACAAGTCAAGTGGGATATTACTATGAACAGCCAGATGTTTCACCACATGTGATACACTTTAAGCAAGATCCATTCCTCACTAAAGTAAATTGATTGCATGATGTGCAGGCTTCTCCTTCATATCCCTTGACCTTTGCCTCCTCTGCCTGTTCACCCAAAGCTTGAGATGGTGGTACATGTTCTTCTTCAAAACCAGTCTCTCTATCTGTTGAAAATCTTGGCAGTTTTGATTCATCAGGCAATACAACTACATCACCATTTTGAATTGGCTGTGGTAATCCATCTATCTCTGGTATATATACTTCAGTCTTCTTATCTATGACTGGTATCTCTGGGATCTGAGCAGGTGGTACACGAGTAGGTGGTACATGAGCAAGGTCATCTCTTCCTGAGTAATAAACTGCTAACTCTCTGAAGATATAGTCAACGATAGACGAACTCATCTTGATACATTCACTACCCTGTACTACACCTGATGGTTCAAACTTTGTAAAAGTAAATGCATCTGTGTACTCCTCCAGTGGAGTGCCATGTTGCAATCCTAATGAGACTGCAATAGCAAAGTTATTCATGAGACACCTGAATGCCGCACCCTCTTTATGCATATCTATAAAGATCTCTCCTAAAGTTCCATCCTCATATTCTCCAGTACGAAGGTATACTTTATGTCCTCCGATCCTAGACTTCTGTGTAAACCCACATCTTCTGTTAGGTAATTCTCTTCTAATTGAATCCATAATCTATTTATATGTTATAGTTTTGTTAAGTTTGTCCAGTCCTCATTAGAGTGAGTCTGTTCCTGAACTTTGTTTGCGCCGCCATCAAAATCAAGGGTAGTAATACCTGTCTGACCACCTCTTGCTTTAGCTACAACGACATCGATTTCACCTTTGTGTTGTTCCTGCCTGTATAAGAATATAATATTATGTGCCACCCTTTCAAGAGTACCACTCTCTCCAAGATCACTCGATATAGGTATCTTGGATGATCTCTTCTCAACCTCTCTGTTAAGTTGGGAGAGGGCAAGCAGTGCTATGTTGTTACGTTGTGCTGTATTTCTAAGTCGTTTAACAAAGTCACCCATTGCTTCAGTCAATGAAATGTGTGTTCGTCTGTCATCAAAGGCAAGTTCATGAAGGTGATCAACTATTATAAACTTATATCCCTCATTGACTCCCCAATTGATAGACCTCATCACATCTATTGTAGTCTCAGATGTATCATCAATAGAAAGGTTCTTAGACCATGCTTCGTTCTCATCTCCTAACATCAATGCCATGTTTGTCCAGTCCTGTTCCTCAAATGTATATCCTTCTAGGATTTTATTGAAGTGCACACCAGAAACGTGACTAATAAATTTCTGTGCTATCTCTGTCTTATTCATCTCGATTGAAATGAATAGAGTTTTAATACCTCTGCGTGCAGCATCTGCAGCCAGTGCTACAGCAAATGTAGTTTTACCCATTGCAGGTCTTGCACCAAGAAGAGAGAGTGATCCATACCTGAACCCATAGATAAAATTATTCAGGCTGGCAAATGGAGTTGGCACAAACAACTCACTCATACTCACTTCTCCTTTTTCATTACGTCTTGTTATTTCTCCGACCTCCTCTTGTGCAATTTCTAAGAAGGATGAGAAGGGTCTGACAGATGATCTCTCTACCTGCTGAACCTTATCACTAAGAATCTCAACTTGGGAACTTGCATCCTCTCCTAACTTAATTTTCTCTGCAGTCTTCTGAGCTTCTGCAGCAGTATAAGATTTTCTGTATACCTTAACAATAATATCAGAGTAATCCAGAAAGTTCTCTGCCCTTGGTGGAATATCTTTTATTGCATCTAGGCAATCAAATACCTCTGCTTCATTAAAGAATTTAGACAGTAATGTTC